AAATATCATTCAAATACCACAACATTTGATACCAAATTTCAACATTTCTCAAATCTCCATGTCCGTGTACTTTAAATAGTCCACCTGTTCCGTCTCGTTTATAATCTCTATCTAGGAAACGAAATATAATTCTTTCTACATGATCAGTATCAATTATACCGTCGTGCATAGTCCCCAGACCGAGATTATCAATCATTTTCCAAAACCAAACACTAGTTCTATCACCAATATCGGGATCATCCATTATTTGTTCTTCCATTTTCATTGAGAGAGCAACCATCATTTCTAGTACACTACACGGACGATCATCGAGATAAGATGCAATCATCGCGCTCTCGTAACCGTTTTCATAACCAAAACGATAACGAAGATTTATACCATCTTCTGCTCTATCGGCATCCATATCAATTAAATTATAAAAATCTATATCATACAGCTGACAAAGTAATATTTTATACGATCCCCGAGATGGTTTTACGAGCTGATACATCCATCTAAAATATTCATTAATCAACTCATCTTTTGTCATTTATACCTCCACTTTGTATGGTGTTTTGGCTATCACATCAACATAACGTCTTGGATCTCTTACAATCTCATAATAGACCTGTAAATCATGATTTACAACCATAACAACATCTTCTTCATAGTCGCCGAAATGATCTAGTGCATCGTCCACTATTTTTCTAATATCATTAATGATATTATTGTCATCGTCAGCTAAAAAACCGTCAGTGTAATATGTAAGTTCAATTTTATCATAATCTAGATTATCTCCGAATTCATCGGGTGATATAACTTGTATTGACTTTGTCTCATTATATCTTATCGGGCTATATCCGCTTTGTTTTATTATTGACTCGGCAGTATTAGCATCCACTTGATTCGACACTTCTTCTTGAACATCTTGTTTCTTTTTGTATACTTCTTTTACTGATTCAATTTCCTCTTGTGCTAAATCTTCGTACTTCTTTTTTAATGCTATATATGTTGCGCCGCATCCGCAAATAGCACCACAAACAAAAAACATAAAATTTCTCATAATAATCCTCCTCCTCTACTCCTCTTTACCAATAGACATTACCGTTATTGCTAATCCTCCAAATAAAGCAGAAATACTCAATAGTATTCCCCCAGTAATATGACGTTTTCTCGGTGTGTCAAGCATTTCGTCCAGCATATAAATAATGTTATCTATTCCTTCCATAATTAATGCCTCCTCTCAACACTGCCAATCCACCTATGAAACAAATTCCGGAGATTGTTGCAAATATAAAACTCAAACCGTTATGCATTTATAACACCTCCTACTCTTAATGCTTGCTTGAATTCCTCATCCTGCAAAAGATTACTGTCACCTTTATATATAACTTTCTGTTCTCTAACGGCGCATATAGGTGCAGGATGTTCTTTATCCCATCGGCATAATTCATCAAGTATCTTATTTTTATGTTCGAACAGTTTTTTTCTGCGTTCATATTTTCTTTTTGCTTTTATTTTGTTAAATTGATAGTTTTTTAAACACACAATGACACCGCTACCAGCTACTATCAATCCAAATATCATCGCTTGTCCCATGCTCATACTCCTTTTAAAATATAATTTTTTCGATTTTGGCTATCTTGCCGTTAAGAGGCATGTACACATTACAATTACCATATAGTTTTATCACATTAGGCAATTTACGAGTGTCAACTATAAACTCGATAACGTCATCATTATAACTCCACTGATGAGTCGAATTTGTGTCACTATCGTCTTTTTGGTCAGCCAAGCAACCATAGAATATATTACCAGTATCAGTTGTAATTCTATATTTAGAACCAATTTCTGTACCGTAATGACTGCCCATAGCTATCAAATAGTAATCATCAGTTATTCCCAAATCACGTTCGCCATCACAACGCATAAAACCGTCATAATCAGACCAACCCCAACGATCAATATATTTATACTGATCGCTGGACTGACTTGTAATTGTTCGGTAATCCATATATGTTTTAAATGAGCTGTCTATATTTGGTGTTGACAATTCTATGTACTCATCAGCCGAAACTGATACTGAATTCAATGCTACTGTCGCTAATAATATAGCTAATATTTTTCTCATGATCTTTCCTCCTATATTAAATCGTATATTGGTCCGTCCACGTTAAATGTTAATATAACTGTTGGATCGTCCCCGTCCAAGAAATTACGATTTTCTTGTTTTGTGTAATCGTAAATTCCAAAATCAACATAGCCATCGCCTTTATAATCAGGATCATCCGGTCTATAAACCCATCCAACTATCTGTCCGGCTTTAGTTCTCTCATATCCGAGTTGATCATACAACTCGTTCAAGAAAATATGCCCTCTACTTTGAAGAACATCATTTGCCCAATTTTGAACCGATCGCAATACGTATAGATTATGGTCTGCATCTTTTTCCCAACCATCATTACCGGCATCGTAAACTCGTCTATACTCGGATGAAGCTATATCATCGATAATTGTAACGTTTTTTTCAACTGTTTTTTCCTCACCATTTTCGTCCACGATTGTTTCGGTAACGGTTTCCGTTCTCACTCCGCACTTTAGCTCTTTATCGATTTTCTCACCAAATCTTGTGATAACACGTTTGCGATAATCTTTAAAGTTGTTATCAATAGCCGTGTATGCAGCCATCAAAGCAACGTTACGCTTACGAAGTATGTTGTGAGCGGCTAATATGGACGCGATGCTTATTGCTCCTAACACAACTGCCGGAGCATAAATTTTTGCTAATTCCAAACCTGTTTTAGCATATGTTATGCTTATATCTTTTTTACAATCTTCTTCCGTATACTCTTCGTTCACAATTTCATTTTCCTTATTATTGACCGTTATATATCCTTTTTCTTCCGCATCATGCATTTTCTCAATATTGTTTCTTGCATCGTCTAATACAGTATCAATTTTAGTAGTAGCTTTGCAAGCCATAACCGCACTTACCACTGTTCCGGCAATACCTGCAACCATCATGATTTCAGGGCTGTGTTTTTTTATTTGTAATCCTATTCTATTTATAGTTCTTGTAATTTTCGCATTCATAACTATTTATTCTCCTTTTCTTTGTTTTCGTTTAAAGATCTCACATGATCTATTAGATGTGATAAATACCACATAGCTTTCTCCAAATCTTGGATGCCGTTTTTATTCTTCCAACGGCAAATATATTTTATGACGTTTCCCGTATCCGTAGCTTCAACACCTTTTAATTCAGAAGTAAAAGCCTCAATCACATCAATTACTTCCATACCATTTTTCGATTTATAATGCAATGGATGACTCACCATCACATCTTTTGATTCATACATAAATCATCCCTCCTTTAGAATTGCCGTTAATCCTCCAAAGTTCTTTTCAGATTCCAAATATAATCTTTTTATAGCTCCTTGTAATGTTTTCGAACGTACTGCTTTCTGCTTTCGTTCCGATACCAACATACCGTCTATAATTCTTGTGTATACTATATACTCCAAAATATATGTTTTCATAATAATCTCCTTTCTTAATCTATCGCTAAAGCTCTTGGTAATTTTAAAATATAACCGTCTCGCACCCGAACAACGCTTGATCCTCTTAGATCTATCCAACCGTAGTTGTTACAAGTATAGTTGTGTGTCGTTATGCTTGCCAAGTCATATAATTCGGCTACTGACACGACTTTATATTGATTTAGAATATCATACATCGCATCTAGTACAGCTTCTGCATCGCCCCTCGTTTCGAATATAATTTCATCATAGTCAAAATTATTACGAACCACTGGTGATCTGTAATCTCTACTTCTGTCATCATAATATCGACTGTAAGAAACTTTAGACGAATTACCTTTCTTATTTTTTATTTCGCCATACAACAGCATATTAGTGCCATTAGTAACAATATCCGATACTAGCTTTTTTGCAGCCGGTAATAATACTTCTGAGAAAATATAACTTTTCACATTGCTGACATCTTCACTAAGAAATGTATCAGATAACTTGCGTATGCCTGATTTTTTCTTAGTTGATGTTTTTCCTGAAACTACTTTCTCTACTTTTTTTTCTGCAACTTCTTCTCTAGCTTTATGCGAATTAGATGGATAATTTTCCATAATTGTCCTCCTTTTTATTGAACTAATTCTATTTTTCCAGGCAGTGAAACTCTTGCCCCTGCTGTCAAATTATTGTTTTTCTTATACTGATACGCCAAGTTACTTCTAGCTTTTGTTTCTGATGCAGCATATGTTGTCCCGATCCAATTTGTTTCAACGATTGTGTCAAATCTTTTTATCGGACCTTTATATATGTATTTGTTCATGTTTTAATATTCCTTTCAACAAAAAATAAAAGAGAAAATACCTAGTTAAAGGTATCTTCTCTTTTTCGAACTCTGTTCAGTTTTTATTTGGATCATTCTTCCTCTTCAACGATTTCATTTTCATTGTCCGAAACCACCATAACTGGCTGTTCATTTTTTGCCTTGTGCTTGTACCATACTCGTTTTACTTGCTTAGCACCCATAATAGCTGCACATGCCAATGCACCTCCGATTATTATGCCCAAGCCTATTGGCTTTCCCGAACGCCTTTCCATTACGTTTTCCAATGTTTCCGCAACAGTGTCAACTGCCTCGTTCGTCATAAGTTCTTCATTCATTTTATTTTCCTCCTTAAAATATAAAAACTTGAAAGATTGTTCTTCCATAATACAAATTGTTTTTTTCGCGTGCCCAGTTTTAGCAATAGTCATACTCTGGTGACACTGCGTATTCTATAGCTAAGCATGGATTTCCATCGTCCGCCAATAGTGGCACATATGATATATCTATTAGACCTCTATCTATATTCCAACCTAATTGGTCACCCATTTTAGTAAAACTCAACCCGAGTTCATAATAGAAATCGTTCAAAGATATATATGACTCGCTAAGCATTCGCCTGTTTAGTTCATTTACTATTTTTTTAATAGTATCTATATCAGACTTAAAATATCGACCACTCACCGAATCATAGCAAAGTGTATCTCCTTTTGATGTAATAAT